GTTGAGCTCAGGCCGCATTGGCCGTACGAGTACACGGAGTATCTTCCATGCGCACGCTAGATCAGGCATTTCTCGATGCGCTCAATCGACCCAGTGACATCTCAGAGCATCTCGAGACGATCCGCTCGCACGCTGCTGGCTACCAGCACATCACCGAGATGGGCGTACGCGGTGGCGTCTCCACCTGGGCTCTACTGTCTGCGAGACCGAAACGATTGGTGTGCTACGACATCCTGCCGATCGACATGAGCGAGCATGCCCGCATCGCGGCTGAGGAGCATATTGATTTTGAGTTTCGGCAGATCGATGTGATCGAGGCAGACATCGAAGAGACAGATTGCCTGCTGATCGACACGTGGCACACGTACAGCCAGCTCTGCGCAGAGCTACAGCTCCACTCGCCCCGTGTAAGAAATCTGGGGCACATTATCTTGCACGATACCTACACGTTTGGCTACATCGATGAGCCTGCCTACCCTCACGCATCGAGCTCAGCTCTACGATGGGGAAAAATGAGCGCTAAGCGTGGTCTACGCCTAGCGCTCACGGAGTTTGTCGATAGCTCGCCCGACTGGCGCATCGTGCTAGATCATCCGCACAATAACGGGCTCACAATCCTGCGCAGATCAGCCTAGGATCTCACGCAGGAGCCAGAGCGACCAATACAGCGTCCAGCCGAGCGCTGCCGTCAGCAGGCCAGCGCCGCACCATGCAAACGTCTCGTCATATCGTGTCGGTGGTGATCTCTCATCCATCATCGATACCTCACGCATGCGTACCAGCCGTTGCGACCACGTACCACCGACTGCTCGACGATTGGCCGCTGGCCGTAGTAGCAGCAATTGCGAAGAGCCTGCGCTGCTGAGCTCGAGCTAAAGCCGACGCCCTCAAAGCGATACGACCCGCCACGATGCGCCATGCGCCCCTGCGCAGCACTTGTGCTAGCGCTCTGGTGAGCGCTCTGGCCGATCATCAGTCCTGCAAGTAACGTCAAAATCACGGATCACCCCTCTCACCCAGTCCTGCACCATCAGCTGATCGCCCACGCGGACGACACAATTCTGCCTGATGGCATCTCTCATGCGCTTTATCTCGCGCTCGAGTTTCAATATGCGCTGATGCGCCTCCAGTAACCAATCTGCCTCGTCACTGGTCATATGTCGCCCTCAGCATCTCGAGGCATTTGATAGCCTTGTCGATATCCTGAACGCCATTTTTCAGCGTATGACGCCACACATACTTGGCCGCATTACCCGCCAGATATGCTCGATACCCGAGTACACCGAGCCCTGCCAGTTGCGCCCGAGCGCAATCGACATCAGAGCCATCACGCGGATCATAATGAGCCGGGTTGATCGGATCCATACCCCATCCTCCGTAGTACGCGCCTCAGGCGTTGAACCGCGTTGCGCCAGTTGCGTGAGACGGTTGCCCGCACCTGCCCTGATTCCTTGGCCGCAGAGGCAAAGAATTTATCGTCAAGCCATGCCTGAACTGCATATCGTTCGTGCGGCAGACAAAATAGCAAAGCTTTGCCAACATCTCTAGCCACAACCATCGAGTTCTCTTCAGATCCGATGATGTCCTCATATGGAGCAGCTAGATCGTAATCGCCGATCGTGCTTACTCGCATCGTTTTTCTGCGCTCAACTTGTCGCTTGACATGATGTGCGCGCTCACGACGAACAATCTGGTATACCCATGTCGAAAACGCACCACGGGCAGGATCGTAAGAGTTCATGTGTCCAAGCACCCATGCGATCATCGATTGTGTCCAGTCCTCAGGATCTAGGTCTACAGGCTGGAATCGTCGCGCGGCTGCGTAAACCAAACGTAGCTGATCGTCAGTCATAACAGTCTCGGCAGTATGGTCGTAGATGTCCAGTGCCATCGGGCTGGCTGCCACCATACTCCTCGACACGATCACGCGCCCACAAGGGCAAGCTTTTTTTATTGCGAGTCATTGCCCGGCGACAATTGCAACAATCCATGATGATCGCATCCTCGGGCAATTGCAGTACACGACCTGATGCGTCCATGGTCGAGACCAAGACTCCGCTATCCTGCATGCGATCACGCACCTCGAGGTATTGCTGACGAGCCAGCAATAGAGCCTTGGCCTCAGTCGCATCGATGCGCTCGATGCCCCGGCGACCCTCCTGCGGCACAGTACTCGATGGTCGTGTCGCTCGGACAGATACGCGGATCTGATCATCAGGATGGGTCGCCATCGCTAATACCCCATCAGATCAGCGAGATCAGAGCTCAAAGCGTGACGGATCGCAGCTCGATGTTCTCGTAGCGCATGTCGTATCTCCTCAGCTATTGGTCCAAAATACTGCGGGCACACGCGCAGCACCTCGAGCGCCGCCTCCACCTCATACGGATCACAACTCACGTAGTGCATGATGTCTCCTCCTCAGTATCCTCACCACCGATCGCCCAGGTTGACGATAGATGCTCAGGCCAGAATAGAATCCGTTCTTCTGCCTTAGCTGAGCGGTTGAGCTGGCTACTCAACTCGCGAGCAACCTCCTCCGTGAGATTGCTGATGATCGCCCATTGCTTGTCACGATGCTCGACCATGACCTGCCATAATGGGCGCATAGATGCAGTCCTGCAAACAAAAAACGGTGACCATGGATGACAGTTCAGCGACAGCATGCCCGCGGATTGCCTCGCTACAACGAGTAGCAAGGCCCATGGTCACCGTTGGCTCATATAGTCTCAATTCGAGTAAACATCTTCCCGCTCCATCTCAGCGTCGCCGTTAGTCTCGCGCCAACAAGAGCGACAAAGACCATCGGCAATCATGACTCGCTGAGCGCCACAGTTGGCGCAGGAGTCCTTGTGGTCAATCCATGGGTCTGTCATTTCAAATACTCCTGCCAATCCACGCCCCGCCCGACCACGCCAAACCGCGCCATCCGCGCCTCGCCTGCCATGCCAGTCCCCTCCACGCCACGCTATGCCCTACCATGACTGCCACGCCGCGCCCGTCCGCGCCACGCCAAACCGCGCCATGCCTCTCCGTGCCTGCCCAGCCCCGCCTGACCCTGCCATGCCAAACCAAGCCGCGCCGCGCCATGCCTTGCCTGCCAGACCCTGCCGATCCTTGCCAGTCCGCACCCTGCCGGACCACGCCACGCCTGCCTAGCCAAGCCCAGCCAGACCCCACCATGCCATACCCGACCGTTCCATGCCTAGCCTGCCCCGCCCGACCATGCCCTTCCACGACAGACCATGCCCAACCGAGCCTTGCCTGCCACGCCTTACCAAACCGCGCCCCACCGCACCTGTCCAAGCCAGTCCTTGCCGCGCCTCGCCTGCCTAACCTCGCCCTGCCTCTCCTCGCCAGTCCAAACCGCGCCCCGCCTGCCAAGTAGGGGCTGAGTCCAACCTCAGCCCCACGATGTTTTAATCAGAGAGCATCTACTGCTGACCACACCTGCGCCAGCTCGACAAAGCCAGCGTACTCTCGTCGCAGCGTCTTCAATCGACTCTTGATGTGTGTCAGATGCTGATCACGCAGTACTGGCGTGCTGGCCACCACCTGAGCTGGCATGTACTGCCGATCAGAATCTTCGCCTGTCGTAACGCTGATAAAGGCTTGCACTGGTGCCGCTGCTGGCTCATTAGCTTCAGGTACAACCACCACGGCATTGACGATCAGTCGTGCCTGATGCTCACGATACAACTGGCCAGCGGTTTTGTTGTTCCACTCAAACACTGGATGCAGTAATGCCGTTGCTGGCTTGCTTTCCTCGACAATCAGGGATGGCGTTAGTGGGCCATTCTCGCTGATGCGCTCAAGCTCCTCGCCAACATCCTGAGCAGAGATACCAACAACCGTTCTATTAGACTTGTAAACATACATATCACGACTCCCATGAAAATTTAGAGACCACAGTAAAGCGACCTTTGTCGCCATCTTTTTCGGGACGCCATTCACAAACCCCAACCGAGAAACCGCCTAAGTTTAGAAGATTGACAACCTGCTCCTGGCTAACCGCGCGGCGGTTAAACTGCAATTTGATCTTGACGCCCCATTGTGGGAACTCTGGGCGAAACCGAATATCCGCGGTTCCCATGCCGACTCGCACCATGTCCTCTCGCATACGTGGCGGGCAATCAGCAGGAAAGAAGATTTCGGTGAGATCGCCACCAACTCGATCAGGCAGAATGTGGAAAAACTGCCTAGCTGCGACCTTGCTGATCTCTTTGCCTAACGATGTGCATGCCGTGACTGCTGCTGCCTTGATGCCAAGGATTGGCATTCCCGGTGCGCCAGTTGGCAGGCGATAAAAAGAAGACTCATAATCTGCTACTGGATCCTTCTTTTCTTTGCCCTTGCTGGCCTTGCCCATCTGCTTGTCAAGCATCATCTTCTTAGCCTTCTCGGACCACGCATGCGTGATGAGCGGAGATGTGCCCTCCAGATGAAGCTCAATAGTCACAAGGTCTAACTGAATCAAAACAACTGGCGCTGAAGCTACTGACATCGGAACGCTCCTCTAACATCCAAACCTGCCGCAAAATCACGGCATCTCACGCCCAAGCCTCGATGCTCGGCTAGTACCCGGCACAGTTTGCACTGCATGTCTGTACGCGTGAGAGCGATGAGTGACTGGGTACTCACCGCACCCCGGAAGCCTCAGCGCTGAGACGCTGCCAGTCCTCGGGGCATATCGATGTGCGTGCCGGATCGAGGTGGACCAAGTCCGGCATCAGACTCCTCCGTGAGTCTCTGTCCTCGTAAGCACAAGGTCAGAACGGCATGTCCACTGCCGTGAGCGTCAGCCATGACGCTGACTCTGGTATATAGCAGTTGATCTCGCTCGGCGAGGTGCCCGAGATTACTAGCTGACGGATCGCTGAGACCTGCATCTCCTGCGTCTCTGGGTTATTGCCGATCTGCACAAACGCAAAGCACGATTGGCGCTTAAAGTCTGCTGCGGTGACGACCGGCACCTTGGCGACTGGAGCAGCCGGTGGCGCAACCGATGGTCGCCGAGGAGCACTATGCCCAAGCTCGTTTGTCGGCGCTGGCGCAGTACGCGGACCAGGAGTAAACGCTGGTGCCTGCGCTGAGGTTACATTGGCCAGCGGTATCGCTGGATCCTCGATCGGAATTGCTCGCATTACTCGTGTTCGACTACCGCTCTTGTTAAAGTCAACGAATATTTTGAAGCACTTTCCGATCAGAGCATCAGCGTCAAACTCCTCGCCAGCCGCAAACGCTCGCCCAAGCATCGAGCGCATCAGAACACCAAGACCGTTCTGGCTCTTAAGGACGCACGGAGTAAACGCTGTGCCGCGCTGCCCTGCCTTTGGCCCTTGCAGCACCTCATACTCCCATGCGAGCGATGAACCCCAATCAGGATGTAACTCGCTAGGAGGCAGTGTCTTGACCTCCTTAAGCCTCGCTGTATATTCGCCAGCGGGCAGATCCTCACGTACATCACTTTGCGCAACCAATTTCATGTGTCAAACTCCAGCTATCGTGTAACGGTGAATATCACCTCTCGCACCCGTACCCGTCCGACGCAGAACACCTGCATCGACCATCCTCGCAAGGTGGCTCTCAATTGTCTGCCGGGTTCGCCCCATGGCAGTAGCGATCTCGTAATGCGACATCGGCTCACCGACTGACAGGATGTGCGTGATCGCTGTATGGATCCCGCGCGCCTCAGCGTCTCGCAGCGATCCGCATACCGTATATCCTTCATCGCCGAGCTCGATGACTAACTCGACTGGCGTCTGTCTAAATCGACTATTGCTGCGCAGGGTGCGCTGACGGCAATCGACATCGTCTGGATTGGTGCGGCTCAGCTCAAATGTAACCTCAGGCCATGCCATGAGCGCTGACGACCCGCGAGCGCCAGTACCTTCAGGGCCTCCGCCTTTTTTGAGATGGTGAATGACTACAATCGCAACTCCGGTCTCCATGAGTTTCCACAGGGGCAGCAGCGCATCGTCGATCTCCGTGGCGTTGTTCTCATCACGTAGCGGCATGTTGCGCATCAAGGTATCGACAATCAGTAGATCAGCTCGGTGGTCGATGCAATCTCTGACCGTAGCAGCAACCCACTCTCGCCACTCGACCATCGTTGGGCGGCTCGTGAACGGTCGCACATACCACGCAACGTGATCGCCGATCCCGATGATGTCAGCGCGTTCCGCTATCGTCGGCCCGTCCTCCTCGGTCAGCACAAGTACTCGAGCGGGCTGAGTCGTCAGGCCTAAAAACTCACCACCATCCTGTAAAGAACGCAGCAAGTGCGAGATCAGCGTGGTCTTGCCTACCTTGGGGTGTGCAGATATCATCGTTGCCGCGCCGCGCCTGATGCACCCGTACCACAACCAGTTCATGGCAGGATCCACTCTAGGCAGCTCTGATGTAAGCAGGTATCGTCGCTCACGTCCGTCTGGATGCCTGCGCACTGGATCTGGTGTAGACTCTGTCACGACTACACCCTCGACAGATGACGTGGCCGTATCGGGAGAGGAGACTCTGAGCGTAGCGGTGACCTGCTCAGACTTGTACCCATCCCGATACAGCGCACGGGCGCAGTCGCCATAATCGCCGCCGTGGCGCATGGCAGTTCTGGCAGCAAACAGACTGTATGCTCTACCCGCCTCGAGATGCGATGCGCTGCTGGAGAACACGTACATCAGCGGCTCGGCTTTATCGTTTCGGCAATGGCCGACCGTAGCTGAGATGCCGTCGCTTTTGCCCGGTCGCCGCCAGTACTGGCTCTCACCTCGAGTCGAGACCAGCGTCCATCCCGCCTCACTCAGTAGCGTGTCCCAACTGCCGCGTGAGTTGTACACTTGACCGGGAGCGTCTGTCTCTGATCCTGCTCCTGGTACTCGTGTCACCGGATCGGCGCGCTGCGCAGGCGGTACGTGAGCGTGCTGGCTCTGTGCGATCGTCAGGATCTGGTGGACATGTGGAGCTGACCAGAGCGCTCTAGACTCAGGATCAATGTAGCGATCCCATCTATATAGGATCCCGGTAGGGTGGACATGCTCAGGACTACCAGCAGCGACAATGTAGTGCCCCTGCCCGCGAGTCTCGATCAGCACATTGCCCGCAGCCGTCCGAGCCAACACAGTACCCGGTGGCGTGTTGTAGTCGAGATGCATCAGCAGGTGACGACCACCTGAAGGCGTGATGCTAAGGCTACTGGTTTCGATCATGTCAACTAGCTGCTGATCTGCGCCAAGTCGCACCGTATCCAGCAGACGCAACCACGCGTCCTCGCTTTCAACATCGAGAACCAAGAGCTGGCTGCTCACATGGCCGCAGACGATACCGATGCCATGACCTGATGATGACGTGTACCACTGCTGCACAGTCTGCTCGTCGGGACGATGCAGCATGTACGGTGCCCATGCTATCGCAGGCTTTTTCGCCCGCGCCACAGGGATGATGCTGTACCCGTCACGCAGCAATAGCTGCGCTGATGCCAATGTCTCGATCGTCATGATGGTGCTACCTCATCCGTGAGTGGTCCCTGATATCGCCTGATCCCGATTTCAGGGCTCGCCATAATCCTCAGGCGAGCCGATGATGAGTCGAGACGTGCCAGCGTTACTACAGCCAGCACGACAACCTCGTCACCTTTTTGGACGGTGAGCACTACGTGCTCCCCCTCTTTTCTCGTCACCGTCAATCCGCGCATCCTTGCGTCTCCGTAGTTTGCCTAGTGCAGTCCGTGCCTTTTTTTCCTCTTGGATGCTGGCCATGTGTACCTGCCAGAATCCGCGCTCATCACGATCAGCTCGCAACTGGCGAGCGGTAATAAGATAGTTGACCCAGCGGATAGAGCAACCAAGTTCCTTGGCAGCCATTGCGGTCGAAGTCGTTATCGCCTTACGTGCCATCGATTCTCCATAAAAACAAGGGCAGCGGAACCGCACAAAGAAGTCAACGTCACATTCCCCGACTCCGCTCATATGCCGTAGTGGTTCTCTTTGCCTACGACATACGTTTGGAATTAGGACGACCCCGCTGCCCGTGTACGTGTCAGTCGCAGATTACGACTGAGTTTGCGCCTTCCCATGGTGTCCACACAATCCAACGACCATCGGCAAGGCAAACCAGATCGCAACCATCAGTACTCTCAGCCATGTCGTTTGTTCTAACGCCGATACGGCGCAAACGACCCTCGATAATGTCGTGGCAGTTAGTGCCCCAACGGGTTGCGTCAGAAATAGCTTCAGATATACACTTGACAATCTGACGGTCGCTAATTTGGTTGATAGTGCTCATGTCTGCCTCGTGTCTCGTGTATTGTTGCGTCCCAGACCCCGTAGGGTTTCGCCCCGGCGCTCCGGGGCTCATCAGTGGGTTAGCCAATTTTATCTAGAGCCTCAATTAAATACTTTGATCCACATTTAATAAGCCCTAGATAGTACCTCTTGCCAGATATATTCATGATTACAATTTCATTCTCGACAATAAATTCCGCCCCAAAAAAACCCATTTTTGATGCTACAGCATTTAACTTTTTAATAATGCTCATGTCTGCCTCGTGTCTCGTGTCACTTGTCGTGTCGAGCGATGTGCCCGACACCAGAACAATACTTCCGGGTGTGGAACCTGTCAACTAGAATTCTAGCGATTGGCAAAGATTGTGACCGAAGTCGAGGCACTGGTGTAACTTACGCTTGCAGAGATTTGCGTACCTGCGCAGCCACAAGTAAAAAATATGAGCGGTATTGACAATATGATCCGGTATCGCATGTCTGATCCTCCTGCGGTTATCATCGACAATAGATCCCGTCGTCATGAGGGCATCCGATGGAGACCGTAGGGACACGTCGCGCGGCTGAGATCCTAGGGGTATCACCTCGATATGTCCGTGTTCTCGTCGAGCTGGGTCGTCTCACTCCGCGACCCGGTGATGGTCATCACCGACTCGATCCACGCGAGGTTGAGAGACTCGCAGAGGAGAGAGCACGATGCCGACAGCGCCCATCCTGATCACGCTGCCAGTGCCACCGAGCGCAAACGCAATCTGGCGACCAGCGAGGCGCGGTCGTGTGGTCAAGTCTGCGCAGTATTCTCGCTGGCTCGAGGAGTGTGATCTGATCGGTCTGACGACCCGAGTGCCACGCGATGCGATCCAGACGCCCGTGTCAATCTCGATCACGGTGCGCTCGGGCACTGGGTGGAGGCGCGATCGAGACATCGACAACATCGTCAAGCCAACGCTCGATTGGCTAGTTCGTTGGTGCGTAATTGCTGACGACAACTGCGGCATCGTTCGGCACATCGAGGTGAGCTACGACATGATGCCGATCAGCGCAGCATGCGTGCAGATTGTAATATCGAGGCATGGCTCTTAATCGTTAATAACATGGCCTAGAATCGATTATCTTTTTTGAGTGGCCGATCTTACGATTTTGCAAAGATATCGCCTTGGCGCCCTGATTGTGTAAAGCTCTGGCGTTATGAGCTTCCATGTGCCCGCTCTCACGCGCGCGCGAACGTAACGCTAACGATCCGTCAGCTGCCAGCTGGCCGCAGTGCAACGTAGGCCAGTGGCAGTGACGGCGCTACACTAAAGACTAATACAAATACATAAATACAAATACAAAGAGCGCGCGTACGCGAGTACTATAAGGGTAGGCGCCGCCACCCAAAACCCCATACGGCTATCGCCTATGGGGTCTTTGGGCTGGCGGGAGTAGGAGACGCTAATGGCCGACCGCATCCCGAATCATCGACCAGCACGCCATCACCTGCCGCGACCGCAGCGAGCGCCAGAGACACGACCCTGCGCATCAGCGAGAGGCTACGATCGCACCTGGGCGAGATGGCGATTGATGGTGCTGAGGGAGGAGCCAATGTGCCGCGCATGC